AGTTGCGGGCGAGATAGCGGGAGCGGCGTACCAGTTCAGAGCGTACCCCGGGAGTCAGGTCGAGCGTGGCATCACGGGGCGCGGAACCGGGAACCTGCGCCCGGCGCGGGGAGCGGTTGGCGGATTCGTAGGTGGAATTGATGCCGAAGAATAGCCGGGCGGCAAAGCGTTGGAAAGCGTTCATTGCGGGAGACGGTAGGAAACAAAAGAGCCCGGAGCGTCATGGGCTCCGGTGTTGGGGGATGCGGATGTCGGTTCCAGTCGGCGGAGAGCATAGGCGCACTCCTCCAGAATCTCGGAAACGGGCATCACCATTTGCTTGGTGACGGAAGTACCGCCGCCATCATTCCATGACATGATGGTTTTGCCCTCCAGAAGAAGAGCTTTGGCCTTGGCCTGAATGGCCTTGACCTCATCGGCGGTAAATCCGCGCACGAATAGTCCTTTGGCAGCCATGGGAATCAGGATTCAAAGGCCGCGCGGGCTGCTGCGGTATTGGGGTACTTGTTGAGCTGCAGGTGGGGCTGGTCGACAAAGCTCTTCCAAGTGCCACCCCATTCTACTGAGGGAACCAGCTTGTAGAGCTTGCCGAGCACGGCATACATAGGGCTGTCGCCAAAGTAGGTCTTGCCCTGAAATACGCCGAAGTCCCACGCTAAGCCGAAGTTGTGCATACTCTGACCTCCGCGAGCCTTAGTAACGCGGGGGCGTTTGGCATAGAGCGCGTCCTGCTCCTTGTAGGTGCGGGTGCCACAGATGATGCGGACATCAAATCCGCTCTCCTTGGCTACGCGAACAGCCTCTGCGCACCAGACGCGGGCGGCTCGCTGTGCCTGAGGAATCAGCGTGGAGATGTTGCGCTCGGTGCGTTCGTCAAAGGTGCCGTAGACTTCCTTGATGCGCTGCGCATCCTCATCCCATGCCGCTGCAGCCGCTTTGCTCTTTGTACCCAGAATGCCATCAATGGCTCCATCGTAGTACCCGGCAAAGCGCAACATGCGCTGCCAGAACTTGCGGTCTTTCTTGATATCGGCAAGGGAATCAGCCATTGTCTTTCTCCTTGTCCTTGGTTACTACGCCAACCAGACCTGCCAGAGCCACGCCAACCGTGATGATAGACTCGGTCAGCTCCGTGGCAATACTAGCCCCGCAGGAGGTTGCAAAAGCGATGAGCCCCAGCCACGTGGAGCGCTCCTTCAGTCGATTGAGAATGTACGTAAACATACCCTCCCGGGCATGTCAAAAAACATTGATGACCTCAATCCCGTTTTCCCGGAGTAGTTTCCCGGTAATGCCGCTCGCATCGCAAGAGGGAGACCATTTTGCGAGGATAGCCTTGCGGATTCCATAGCGGCGGCAGATAGCGAGCATCCGTTCAGCCCCCAGCTCAAAGGCATCCGTAACGTCTGCCCCGGTGACGTGTTTGCGCTCCGATTTCTCGGCGCATGTTTCATACACGCGGTCATGGATACGTTTTGCCGGAGGCCGGGGACAAGGCAGCCCGCCCAGCATTTCCGGGCAGGCTGTAAAATAAGGGCATCCGGCTATCAGTTTGCGGGCTGCTGCGGAATCGTGGATTCCTCCGTGCCATCGGCATCGTTCTCCGAGGAGGCATGCGCTGACGAGGACACGGCAACCGGCTTCTTTTTGTTCCTGTCCCATGTAATCTTTACTCCGTATTTCTCCCAGTAGCGGAACTTGTCGTCATACGACTTAATCCCATAAGACTTAACGCGGATTGAACCCATTATACTCCGCATTTCGGCAAAAAGCAATGGGTAGTTTTCCCGCAAAGCGTCATATTGCTCGGCGCATTGGAACGGGCAGCACCAGCAAGCAGTACGCTTGAATCCGGCTGCATAGCCCGGCCACTCCGGAATCTTGGCCTCCAGCTGTTCCTTGGTCATGGTAAAACAAGGATTGTAGATAATCATGTTGGGCTTGGATTTGATTTCCTGCAACTCAGCCGTGCCGGAGCGGCTCGTTTTCTGCTTGGGCTGGCCACCGCGAACCAGGATGTAATCCTCATTGCCTACTACGTTGGAGATGTACTTATCCATCGGCTTGTTAATGAGCGTTTCCACGCAGTCCATATACAGGCTGTCCGGGCTCTTGCCTTTCTCGTAGTACTCGGTCAGATAGGTCTTGTCCGGGTGAACGGTCGTCAGGTGCGCACCCAGCATATTGCAGACACGCCGGATGTGCATAATCAGGTCGGGAAATTCGCAGGTGTTCTCGATGTAGATAACCTCGCAATGTTTCCCGGTTGCGGCAAAAGCCTCCCATGTGGCTATCAGAGCGCGGGTGGAATCACGACCGCCGGAGAATGCCCAGAACACATACTTGGCTCGTTCCATGCGTCCGGTCAATTCGAGCTTCTGCATCTTCACCTTTTCGGCTTCCTCTTCCTCGGTTACTTCCTGAGGTTCGGCCAGCAAGTCCTCCAGAGCGGAATCCGAGAACCCGGTCAGGTCGAGGTCAATCTGGCCGTTCAGTTCCGAGATAAGAGCCTTGAGTTCGTCCTCATCGGCTACGGCCAGCTCGGCAATGCGGTTATCGGCAATCATGTCTGCCCATTCGGAGGCCTCGCTTTCGTATTCCTGATAATCAACCGGAACCTGAGAGCAGCCCAGATGTTGAGCCGCTGCCAGTCGGCCATGACCTTTCACTACGAAGCCGGAACGTTTGGAAACGACTACGGGATTTCTCCACCCCTGAGAGCGGATGATTTTTGCCAGCAGCTCAATTTGCCGCTGGGGATGCGTGTTGGGGTTGCGGGGATTGGGTACCAACCGCTCGATATCAACCATCTCCGTATGGGAGCAATAAACCGGGGGATTTGTTACTGTGTGCATATTACTGAGGTAATTGTAAAAGTTCGGGACGGAATAAGCGGGCAGTCGCATCAAAGGTCGGCTCCCACGTGGCAAAGCGTTCGTCTTGCGGCTCTCCTTCGATGAAGCCATGACTGAGTCTGTTGACAGTCTCCCGGAGCATCTGCACGCCCTGCGGGAACAGGTGCTTCCAGAGCTCATGGTGATTCCAAGAGCGGTCGACAAATTGAATCCGTTGCATCAGGATGGAGCCGCCATCAACAACCGGGCTGAGGCGGTAGACGCTTCCTCCTGCTACGGCATCGCCACAGGCTATCGTCCACCGCACCGCATCGCGCCCCCGGTGACGGGGGAGCAATGAGGGGTGGTAGCCAATCGCACCCAGCCGAGCCTTTTCAACGGCTTTGTCGGACACAAACCAATGCGAATGGGCAGAAATAATGAGGTCGGTTCCCTCCGGAATATGTGCGGATGTCAGTCGTGTGGCATCACATACTACGGGAACCTTGTAACGTAAAGCTATGGCATGGAGCTTGTCGTAGTATTGCCCGGGGGGAGCCGGGGCAACACCTACGATATCGTGGCCGTCTTCTCGCAGAGCGAGAAAGACGGCTTTGCCAAAGCTGCGCTGACCTGTGAGAAAGATTTTCATTTGGGGATAACTCCGATGTATTTGAATCCCTGAACGGCTCGGAAATGCCCACCATAGCCGGAGCCGTCCATGGCCTGTGGGGTACCCGGTTCAATTTTGCCGGATTGGATAGCTTCATTGTGTGACTGACGCATCGATTTGCGGCTGCGAGCTTTGTTGTCGCCATGGAGTCTGGCAGACACCTGAATCCATAGCGGGGAACGGCGCAAGGCGCGTACCAACTGAGGGTGGCTTGTGTGGAAGTAGGTAGGCAGATGACGCCCGCACCGCCCGCGACCGTCCAGATGGTACTGGCATACCCAGTTGAGGAAGCGCATGCCCACCCCGGCACCTTGCCATTCCGGCATGGTAACGAGGCGAGTTGCCCGGTAGCCGGGAGCGGTAAAGAACGGAGCTACGGACAAATGGCAGGCCAGTTCACCATCTACCAGCCCGATAAAATACTCTGCTGCCGGGGGCATGGGGAGATTCAGATAGTAATGCGGCTTAAAGTACTTCCAATAACTGGCGTCCGCCTTGACAATTTCAAGCTCGATGGTTGGCCGTTGCCGAAGACACCCCCTCGCGAAATGCCCGGTCTTGGTGTCCAGCACCCAGTCGGGCTGGAGCCAGTCGAGCACATCGTAATGAGGGGTAAGGAGAACAACCTTTCCGGAGGGATTGCCACGCCGCCAGCTCTTAGCAAAGGCCAATGAACCGATGCGAGCAATCTGACGGTCAATGACAGAGGTAAACTCATCAATGACGATACGCTCCGGCTTCTCGCAAAGAATGCGAGCCAGCCCGGCGCGGAACTGCTCTCCGTTGGAGAGGACATGGAACGGTCGCAGCCAAGCCGGAACATCGCCCAGTCCTACGCTTGCCAATGCCCCGGTTACTTCGTTGAAGTCTCCATCCGGGCTGATGCAATCAACTATCGGCTTATCCGGATTCCAGCCCTGCGTGTAATCATGGATGCGGTTCTCGCCAAAGATGACCTTGCCGATGGAAGTCTTACCGGAACCTGAAGGACCTACTACTACCCCGATATTCCAATTGCCGGAGAGGTCGGCATCCACCTCCAAATCGAAGTTGCAGCCGATCTCCGCATTGAAGAGGCTTTTTACGCGGGCAGCTCGGTAGCTGTTGAAGTCGGAGACTCGATTATGGACGGCAATCTTCATACAGCAACAACCTTGCAGGTATAGCCCATCTCGGTGAGCGTGTTGTAGGTTTTCTCCTGTTCAGACTCGGAGGAGCAAACGATGATGACTCCGTACTGATTCTCGGCGGTAATGCCCTCGGTATCTCCGAGGCCGTCCTCCTGTTCAGCCGGGGTGGCGTTGTTGGCCTGTCCCTCTTCGAGCATGCGGTCAATATCGGCGGCTGTAAACCCGGTGATATCGAGGTCGATTGCTCCCTGTAGTTCTTCGAGAATCCCCTTGAGCGCATCTTCGTCCAGCTCTGCCAGCTCAGCAATGCGGTTATCTGCCACCATATCGGCATACTCGCAGGCCTCGTTCTCGTACTCCTGATAGTCCACAGGTACGAGCTCCAGCCCCAGCAGTCGCGCGGCTGCCAGTCGGCCATGGCCTTTTACCACGAAACCGGAACGCTTGCTGACTACGATAGGATTGCGCCATCCCTGAGCTTTGATGATTTTGGCCAGCAGTTCAATCTGATTCAGGGGATGCTTGTTGGGATTGCGAGGGTTGCCTACGAGCTTTTCGATGTCAACCATCTGTGTGTGTGAGCAAAAAACTTGTGTGTCCATATCCAAAAAGCGGTGTCAAAATGCCCCGGTTCCTTCCGTTTTACCCAAAACACCCTCCGTTGGTCGAAACAAGGGGAGGAACCTGCCCAAAAGGGGCAACGGCTCCACCCGGAGGGAAATCCTCCCCCTTTGGATGCCTTTTTGGCGGTTTGGCTGCGGGAGATCTGCCGGTTCGCCCCTCAACAACGATTCCCTTTAGGGATTCGTTGTTGGGAATTCGCGTACACAACACAGGCGCGAAATTCACGCGCGGACACCAACACCCCCCTTTAGGGGGCGTGTTGAGGTTCGATATTGTCAGCTATATTGTTGCTAATTGACACAAGGACAGGAAATTAGTAAGATAGCTCTATCATGAAAAAACGGCTCAGGAAGAAATACCATCTCGGAGAGTTTAAGGTGCATTGTTTTGATTTTACTTTCAAATATCAAGGCGAGCTATTTTCTCCCGAAGAGGAACAGTTCTATGATGATTTTATCATGAACTGCATTGAGGGCAACGGGCTTAATTGCGGCGGCGGTTCCTCCGCAGATGGCACATGGGAATTCACGGCTCATTCTGTAGATAAAACTCGTAGCATAGAAGCTCAGAGAGAAGCAGTAAAGCAATGGTTGGAAGCCCGTGAGGATGTTCAGTTTGAAAGCTACAGCGAACTGAAGGACGCGTGGTATGATTATTAAGTCGGGTTTTCATCCTTTACGCTTTCCTGACCAACGAGCTTAAGCATGGTCGCCACGGCTACCTGCATGGCCTCACAGTCGAAGTAATGGTTGGCGCGGTTACGAACCTGCTTCCATATCCAATGGCCGCGCTCAAAGGTACGGTGCTCGCTATCGAGCATGTCGAGATAATCCGGAGGGGCATCCTTGGGGACTTCCCATACCGCACCCTCTGAGTTCTTTCGGAGCCGGGCGAGTGCGTCCTTGATATTCAGGTTACTCCAGTAGAACATGATGGCGGAGCGGTCGCGTCCTACGCTGACCTTACGCTTGGGGGAGTAATACCGCTGTACCATCTTGCCGTTCTTACCTCGGTGCGAGAACGTGCTCCGGCGGTCGCCCATCAGAGCATACCAACCGAACTCGGCACATTTGGCATACACATCGTAGGTGGCATACCCGGCATCCAGAAAGACTAGGCTGTCATTCACGCCCTGAGCCTGCTGTAATGCTCTCAGAGCTTCCCAAGAAAAGAGCTTCTCGCAATGAATCATGCGGGATGCACCGACAGAACTCCACGCCCGGATGACGGCATAGAAGTGGCCTTTCTGCACGTCCACGGTCATGATGCGAACCGGAACACCGTTGATGTCGGCTTCTTCCTCCCAATGCTCATCCATAAGGTACTCCGACAAGCTCTGCTCGATTGAAAAATCCTCCGTGAACTCGTTCCAGGGTAGACCGAGACGCTTCTGGTAAAACTGCTGGAGCAAGGATTCATCGCCTTTTTTAGAGGCTGTTTTGGCGCGTAAATACAGCTCCGCGAGTTGCCCCCAGCTCATGGTGGCAAGCGCGTTCCAATGGAAGCCTACATTTTCCTTAGCCGCCCGAGGATTAAGCGGGACAAAGCGGGCATCCGCATTCAGGCGGCGGCGGGTTTCGTCCGCGTCCTCGAACTCATGCCCGCATTCGGCACAGGCCATCACGGTGCATTCCCGAATCCGGCGGTAATTGTACTCTCCGTCCTCGGATTGGCAGTCTTTCGGCCACCGGATGTTACGCCAGAGATAGGGCTGCTCGGTGCCGCAATAGGGGCAACGGAACTGCCATTCCCGCTGGTCGGTGGTTTCATGCTTGCGGTGAGTATCATCCCCCTCAAAGCCACCTTGGCTGAGGAAGATGCACTTGCCCAGCCAACCGAATGCTGTCACGCGAGCCTCCGCCTCTGCCATGTGGCCAACAGGCCATCTCCAAGTCTCGTCTCCAATCAGCCAGCGGATGGAGCGGCGTTGCAGATTGCTTTTATTGTGAGCCCCGGCCATCCAGAGGGTCATACCGTTGGCAAAGTGGATGGTGGTATTACGCTTCTTGTTGCGGTCTGCCGGGTACAGGGCTCGGACAGGCGGGCATTCATCGAAAATCTTCTGCAAGCGTCCTTCGCTTTGGTCTTTGGCATCGTCATCCGTTTGGTCTAGCCATAGAGTTGGTCCCGGGAGGTTGGCTATGATGTAACAGAGAGCAATTTCCGGAGCGGTAGTCTTGCTGCTCTGCACCGAGGCAATGATGCTCACCAATCGCACGCGCGGGTCAACAATGGCCTCCATGACATCCCGAATCATGAAGGAGTTTTCGATACGGAAACGCCCGGGCATGGGGCTATAGGGGATGGAGTGAATATGCTCCTCCGCCCATTGCCATACTGGTTGACGGTCGGGAGGTCTCCAAGCCTCACGCCAAATGCTGATTAGCTTCTCGTTCATGAACATAGCGAATGATTTGCCGGATGATGTCGGGCTCCAGTTGCGGGGCTGTCAGGCGCAGCACGCTCCACCCGGCTAAGGAGGCGGTCAGATACTTCTCGGCATCGTTGAGAAAGCCTTTGGGAGACGTATGCCGCCCGTGGCTCCATACGCCGCCCTCAATCTCGATGAGGGTACGGCTTGGCAGGTGTGCGAAATCAGCTTTCCATCGGCGCGGTGGGTAGAAGCGGTATTCGCGTTCCAAGGGGGCTCCGCCCAGCAGTTCCCAGAGCCGGATAAATCGGTCTTCTAATACTGAGCTCATTCGGAAGTCCCCCTTTCTCCGGTATGCAGGATGCTGCAGATTTCATCGATGGCACGGCTGGCTTCTTCGCGTATGCCTTGGGCATCCAGTCCGCTCATGATGGGCGGCAGTTCGTTCTCAAACTTCGCTCGCATGAGGGAGATTGCTTTACCTACCAGCACCAGCCAGCTACGGCGGACTTCTTCGGTAGGAAGATACTCGCCCTTTTTCACGGCCACTCGGAGCTCGCGTTCTTCTACTTCGGCCAGTAGTTTGCGAGCCTTCAGGGCATCCGTGCGTGCCCCTACGGAATCTTCTCCTCCCTTGAGGGAGTTGGCGCGGACAAAATCACGCCAAGCCGACACATTGTGGCTCCCGTTGGATGCCGGTTCCGGGGCTCCGGGGATTTTGCGCCAATTGTTGATGGTTCGGCGAGTTACGCCTAGCGCGGCGGCCAATTCGACAACGGTATTGGCTACGGCCAGAGTCTCGGTACTTCCGGCGGCCTGAGCCTGCACGCGGGCGCGTTCGGCTGTCGAGAGCGGCTTACCGGATTTTACCTTCTGGACGATGTTAGCAAAATCCGCCGACAGGATTTTGTCGGCGGCTTCCTGAGAAATTGTGCCGGGCATACCAGATGCCCGGTGTCAAAAGGATTTTACAGGATGGATTGAGCTTCTTCGATAATGGCAGGGTCTACCGGAATCTGGTAAGCAGATATCTTAGCGTATTGATGCAGCAGGTTCCGAGCGGTAAATTGTGCAGAATCGAGCAAGCTCTCACGGAAAGAGTCTTTATCGTCCTTTTCATTTTCGAGTCGCGATAACGCGTAGCCGCCAATCTCAGCAACCCGGGCGGACATCAGGTCTATAGCGGCTTTTCGGACAGCCTTCTTCCGGTCGTATTTGCGGAGGTATTCCATAGCCTCGGTGAACGAATCCAGAGCGGCAAAAAAGGAAGCGAGGTCAAATCCGGCGCGGTATTGCAATTCTTCGTGTGTCATTGTCTGTAAGAGGTTTAGGCTTGTGTGTGGCGGAAATTTACTCTCCGTTATGCCAAAAAGCAATCCTAAAAAGCAAAGTTTTTTTAATGTAAGCCGTTTGCTTTTAGTTTATAGGAGCTTTTGTTGCAAAGTTTTTTACTTGTACTCTTGCCACAGCTCTCGCGCCTCTCTTACGGTTGCAGAATCGACAGGTTCCCCAATACTCTGCATCGACCTCGCGGCGGCTGACAGGAGGCAGGCCTGAGTCCGGACTGTTTCCGGGGAGGCATTCATCGCCCGGGCTGCCCGGTAGTCTGCAAGCCGGGCAAGATAGCGGGCGCGGATTCGCTCACGAAATATGAAATGAATATCAGAACTGTTCATCGTCGTTTTTTCGGGAGTGAGCATCTTGGATAGTAGCGGATTCCATGTTCCCCTCGAAGAGGTCGAACAGGATGTCTTGCAGGAACCATTCGTCCCCACATATTGTCCGAGCGAGTTGGCGGGTACGGTGAACCGGGGTGAAGCAGTTGGAGCCCTTGCGGTGAATCCAGCGTTCCCGGGTCACTTCTACGAGGTAGGTTTCACCAATTAGAACGCTGATTCGCAGCTGCATTTCTTCTTCTGCGGGGCGAGACACGCGCTCCATTACTTCGAACTTGTACAGATAATCCATTGCGGTTAAGAGGTTTAGGTTTGTATGTGGCAGAAAATTACTCTCCGTTGCCCTAAAAAGCAATCCTAAAAAGCCAAGTTTTTTAGATGTAAGCTGTTTGTCTTTAGTTTATAGGAGCTTTTGATTCAAAGTTTTTTAATACTCATCTGGCAACTGCATCGTGGTGGCTGCCCGTTGCCCGTTATCGTCCTCCGCTTCCGTGATAATCCAGAGCACGCGGCCATCGTCAAACCTGTATACGGAGAGGAGTCGGCTGCCATACTTCAGGGCATTATCATTCGAGCGTTTATCCTCATTACAGATATCGCCCCAATCACCGAAGCTATGGCGGGTCAGGCATTTGTGAAGCTCTTGCTCCGTGAAGGTGTCTTGCGCTGCGGGTGTCATGAGTGTTCTGCCAAGCTGGAACTTCTGCTTGAAACAGTCGAGAATCCACGGGGGACGAACAGCACAGGCTGTATGATTCCACCACACTTCTTCCATGCGTTCAGGGGAGATGTTGTCCTCACTCTCGACCAAGCTCAGGCTGGCAAACTCGCCCATGTGCAACCACTCCATACGCCTGAGCCCGTTGGGCAGAGCGTAAATGCGGACGAGGTTACTCTTGTTCTTAACCAGTTTCCGGGAATACCGGAATGCCACGCCCCCGAGGTGCTTATCAGCCACCGGGTCGAGGGGGTAAAACTTCTTCACGCCCATCATGATGCAGATATGGCGGATGTCTCCGGCCAGTTCACGAAGGAGCGTTTCGGCTGGTTCATAAGAACCGCCGCCTGCAGAGGATTGGTTTCGACTTGTATGCATAGTAGAACAAA